AGGGGGACGGAAGCCCTGCATTAAATTTCCAATTAAAGTAGGAAATTTCCGTCCCCTGTTGAGCCCCCTAGAAGGAGGTCAACACTGGATGGCTAACCAAGCCATGTCCAGCACCACTTTCTATGGACCGAGTGGGCATCGGTATACCAACCAGGTTCGAGCTTCTGATCCTCCACTTTTAGAGGATTGAAGTACTTACCTGGCGAACCTTGCCGTAATTCACGCGATAACTCCATTCGCAGGAGTTCCGACCATCCAGCTGGATGGTACTGGCGCTTTTTAAAGGCGACCGTGGGAATTCGGTGCTCGTATCGCTGGAAATTAGAATTCCATCTCCGACGATACAAGACATCATTACTAGCACTAGGAGCAGTACGAATTGCCGTTGGAAAGGGCAACTCGCTCCTAGGATACGTATAACTCACAGAGTCTTCGATTGCTCGAATACACTGATGAGCACTTTCGTATCCGAACTTATCAATTATAGAATTGATAAGATTCGCGGTAGTGGCAAGATCGGTATTCTCGACTGAAAGGAACTTCCGAACTCTTACAGGGGTGACATCCATACCATTGTGGAAATCACCACCGCAGGATTCTCGAAAGGGACCTTTCACGAAGGACTTGTTTCGATTGACAACTAATCCAATCGATTCAAGGTCTTCCATCACTCGCTCGGCATAAGCCGGGCGAATGATTATGTCGTCGCCATACACGTACGGAAGATCGCTGGAATTACGATCGACCGCAACTGTGCTTGCGAGAGCGCTCACCCAAAAGATGAGCGCTTCAACTGGGAAACAACAAGAACTACCCATAGGGGCGAACTTGTTGAGTTCCACGACCTGTCCGTCCGGTAGAATAGTTTCCTTGGAGCGACTTGCTTCAAGACACCGAACCCAATTAGGAGGAAAAACACTCCTGACAAGGTTAAGTGATACTCTATCGGATGCATCAGAAAGATCAAGAGTTGCATAGTTATCGTGAAGAGAACCCTCACGGGCTAAGCGCCTATTGATTGACTGATCAGTGAAGTTGCAATAACTTCCGGTCAGGGCGTGAGTCTCGATGGTATCATAGAGTAACTTCATGATCCCCTGCTGAATATACATTAAAGCAGCGGGTTCACACGAAATAACCCTAGGGCCTCGAGAATCCTTGGGCACGAGAACAACTCGTGCTCTCGGACGCATAGTGACAGAGTCGACTAATTTCTCGTACTCATCAACTAAATGATTGATGTTGTAAAAGAAATAGTCGGAATAACAATAAACATCGTCAAGCTCAGAAAAATACTGAACAATATGATGCTTATCGCTATTAGCAGTCCGGCAAGCAGTAGAACCGCTACCGTGAGACGGCCGTATATCGAGAGGATTAGCATTACACAAAATCCTCCCGATAATACGACGCATCATGCCTATGTGAGCCTGGATATGATCAGGTAGATCATAAACATTCCCGCTAGGCATAAAAGACTGGCTATCAACAGATATAAAATGTGATAGGAAGTCTCTAACTGTCTCCTTGTCATGTATGACCTCCAGTTTGTAGAAAATGAGCGTCAATTGACGAACACAATCTACAGCGAGAGAGTCACCTCGCAACGCAAGCCTGATGGGAACCTGTAAGAATACAGGAAAACCATCACGACCGGTACAAAAATCCGGTGGTGAGATCCACTCTTGTGAAGAGTGGAAGCCATCAAGTGCCTTACCCAATTTGGGTAAAACCGTCGTTAAAAAGGACAACCCCTCATTTTCACACCTCGTCGTGAAGGTACGAATATCTTCCGGCAAGACGAAGCGCGAATAGCGCTGGTTAGTTGCTAGGTTCACCCATAAAGAGTGAAGGCTTTTCAGGCCACCTACTAACATGTAGACAACCTCCGAAAGAGCATACCATATGCAACCTCCAGGTTTCTGAGACACTCTATCTTAACCTAACAGTTAGAACAGAGCCGCTTATAAAGCGAAACTCTAGGTCTCGCTGTTCAGCAACGCGGTCAGATTGGCTCCGGCTCCACCCTCGATCAGAAAATCGATCAAACGGTAGGCGCCTTGGAGTTTCTCTGCAGCCGAGAATGCTGTGCCAGTTACAGGATCAACGAGTACAATGTACGCGCTGAAAGTGCGAAGCGCACCGGTTATCGTATCGGCCTTTGTATGGTCGTAACGAGCCAAGTGACGCTTTTCACCCTGGGATCCAGTCTCGTGAGAGACGGTCAACTTGATTTCCGTCGGGCTTGTAAGGCCCGAAATCGAGTAGACTCCTTTAGACTCGTCAGTAAACCTCTGGGTAAAAACCTGGAGATTTGTGTCGACGTCAGTAGGTGAATCCTGAGAAAGTGAAACAGATGCCCCAAAGGACATAAGGTATACTCCCCCCCTGAATAAGGGGTATTAACGAGATTTGGAAGGTTAATGCCTTCCTGTTTGCGCTATTACTAGCGACGTTAAGGGAGCCATCTCTTCGGAGACAGCACCACAGCCAACGCTGCCAAAGTTAGCAACGTATCGGTCTTTGGCTTCCTCCACCCAGCACTGAGGACGATATCGTCATTAGGGTTGAGTGGAATGCGATGAAAAAATTCATCTACGGAAGCCACAGGCGGGCATACAGTCGCAGGAGTGCTGACGGGAGAATTCACGTCAAGCGACAAATGCGAATGCACGGTAAGCGTCTCTTTGTACTGAAGAAAACAATCAGTACATTTAATCGGCAACGGCAACGTATCCCATTTGAACTGATCCAAATACCCTCCAATCCCGAAGAAATTATCGAGAACGAAGGAAAATGGAATCGCGTCCCAAACGATACGTGGGTTGAGCTCTACTCCAAGGGTGTCTAAAAACCCGAGGAGTCCCTTGTTAAGGTTCCCCACTACTGCTAGTGGTTCGCCTTTATAAACAAGGAAGCCTTGGACGTGGCGATTTAATGTCGCCGTCCACGTGCACGGATAATACACCGAGCCCGTGTAGTTAAACGTCCCCGACGTTGTGGTGCTATCACTCAATACTGTCTCCTGGCGTCGTTGAACGATACCAGCAGACTTCTCGAATGCGTGGATAGTATCTGCCATACGACGAAGCCCAGTCAGAGCCGCGGAAAGATCCCCTAAAGTGGGTTTCCAACCGTACTTCTGATTAAGCCTCGCCCCTGCCAAATTACGAGCCACACCGACGTTCTGCTTCCAGAGCTTGAACAACCCTTTTATCTCCGCGATTTCAATTAAGAAATTCGGTAGACTCATGGTTGTCAAGTCAGGGCGTAAATCAAGAAATACCTGATTTATCATACCCTGTGCATTGGCATTGAGAACGGTCTTCCCGGTTTGCACCGAGAAGGACGACCTAGCCAAGAACTCTGCAGCAGCGTGAGCAGCAAGTGAGTGTAGATGGTACCCGTAGTACTCGACCCTATGAGTAGGGCTGGTACTCGGTTGAAAGACGACGCTAACTTGGTCGCCTTTTCCAGTATACACCACTTTTCTTTTCGAATGCGCCACGTACGCTGGACTCCGGTAATCACAACCGGAAATCGGACGCGTACTAGACGAAATCGACTCAGTAGACTCAGTACCCACAAAAGATGGGTTAGAGGAAGTACTAACGAGCACATTCCCCGGGAAGGTATAAACCTTCGTAGGGGACGGTGTCACAAGTACACTATTGAGTGTTCGCGATCGGGACCTTATGGGTCCTATTGCGTTCAAAAGATTCTCACCTCCTTTAATTGACGTCGTACACCACCAAGAAGCTTATGCGCTCCTTAGCGCGAAAGGAGAGTTACCCCGTGTGGGGGTAAC